AACGGAGGCAAACCATGAAGAACATTTTTGAAGAAACTTACAGCAGCATTCAGAAAGCAAAAGAAGCCTACAAGGCAGCAGCCACGGAGGAAGCAAAGGAAACGATCAGAAACCAGGCGGAAGACGCCGAGGACCGGATCATGGAGATGGGAAGAACCTACCGAAAGATCTACCGCGAGTACGAAAAGTCCATGGACAACGAAAACGAGTACCTCGACTTTTCCGATGTGATCTGGGACGATGAAGTCGAGCCGCTGATCAAGACCATGAAGGAAAACGGAATCGAGCACTTCACCTACTCCTGCCGGGCAACGGATGCGGTTGAAACCATCTGGCTTTTCAAGCAGGCAGGATGCACGATCGAAGGCATGATTGAAATCAACGCCAGAAAGAACTTCCTTACCGGCTATGACAAGGCCCACACCTTCTTGATGAGCATCCATTAAACCAGGGAGAAGGCGCCCCGCAAGGGGCTTTCTCTCGTAGGAGTTTCTCCTCAGATTTTACTGATATTTGCCGGATTTCCTGCACATAGTGCTTGCTATTCCTCCTCTTTAGAGTGATATATAGACACAACAAAAGAGGGAAAGCACAGGCCAAAGGCCGGAAAGGACAAGAATCATGTGGGAAAAAGGAACGCTTTTGATCGAAGGAACAACCGTAAAATACTGCATCAAGCATTACATAGAGCCTTCTGAAGACTACGGAATCGATGGAGGAAGAATCAGCAAGATGCAGCTTAAGGTAAACGGAGAAACGACACTCAATTATGACCGCGGCTGGGATATCGAGCCGGAGGATGAGGCAAGCCAGCTGGCCTACGCAGTCCTCATGAAAGAGTACACCTAAGAATGGTTGAATTTGATTATTCCGATAGCAGAGCTTTCAGGCTCTGGCTCTCGTATAGATAGAACTTACGCAGATCGCTTCGGCGGTCTTTTATTTTTGCCGCAAAGGAAGTGAATGACCATTGGTTATGCGAAAACTGAAAAACTACAAGATCACCAGATTCATGGAAGAGACATCCCACTATGACAAGTCCCTCGCGGATTACGCGGTGCTCTTTATCGAGCAGCTCTGCCACACCAAAGGAACCTGGGCCGGAAAGCCGTTTGAACTGATCGACTGGCAGGAACAGATCGTCCGGGATCTGTTCGGTGTGGTTAAAGAAAACGGTTACCGGCAGTTCAACACCGCCTATGTAGAGATCCCGAAGAAACAGGGAAAGTCGGAGCTTGCCGCTGCCATTGCGCTGCTTCTTACCTGCGGAGACGGCGAGGAACGCGCAGAGGTTTACGGCTGCGCAGCGGACCGGAACCAGGCCAAGATCGTCTTTGATGTGGCGGTCGACATGGTTCGATTCTGCCCGGCGCTGTCTAGACGCGTCAAAATCCTCGGATCACAGAAGCGGCTCGAGTACCTTCCCACGCATAGTTTCTACCAGGTGCTTTCCGCTGATGTGGCCAACAAGCACGGCTTCAATACCCACGGCGTGATCTTCGATGAGCTTCATACGCAGCCGAACCGCAAGCTCTTTGATGTTATGACAAAAGGAAGCGGCGACGCTAGAATGCAGCCCTTGTTTTTCCTGATCACGACCGCAGGGACCGACACAAACTCCATCTGCTATGAGCAGCACGAGAAGGCTCTTGACATCATGAGCGGAAGAAAGCGTGATCCGACCTTTTACCCCGTGATCTTCGGTGCAGACGAATCCGAGGACTGGACGGATCCAAAGGTCTGGAAAAAAGCGAATCCTTCTCTTGGCATCACCGTAGGAATCGATAAGGTTGAGGCGGCCTGTGAGTCTGCAAAACAAAATCCCGGAGAAGAAAACGCTTTCCGGCAGCTGAGATTGAACCAGTGGGTGAAGCAGTCGGTGCGCTGGATGCCGATGGATAAATGGGATGCCTGCGCGTTTTCTGTGGATGAAGATGATCTGGAAGGACGCGTCTGCTATGGTGGCCTCGATCTTTCATCTACGACAGACATCACCGCCTTTGTTCTGGTGTTTCCGCCGAGGGATGAAGAAGACAAGTACGTGGTTCTTCCATACTTCTGGGTGCCGGAAGAGACGCTTGATCTTCGTGTCCGGCGCGACCATGTGCCGTACGATCTCTGGGAAAAGCAAGGTGTGCTTCAGACCACCGAAGGAAATGTGATCCACTACGGATACATTGAGAAGTTCATTGAAAGTCTTGGCGAGCGGTTCAATATCCGCGAGATCGCCTTCGACCGCTGGGGAGCGGTTCAGATGGTGCAGAACTTAGAAGGCATGGGCTTTACCGTGGTACCGTTCGGCCAGGGCTTTAAGGACATGAGCCCTCCGACCAAGGAGCTGATGAAACTCGTGCTGGAAAAACGGATCGCCCACGGCGGCCACCCGGTGCTTCGCTGGATGATGGATAACATCTACATCCGGCGCGACCCTGCAGGAAACATCAAGGCAGATAAAGAAAAATCTACTGAAAAAATCGACGGCGCGATTGCGACGATCATGGCCTTAGACCGGGCAATCCGAGGAGGAAACGACAACGGTGAATCGGTGTATGACAGCAGAGGGATTCTGTTTATCTAAGGAAAGGACATATGAATGAGCATCTTATCAGGACTTTTTAAATCAAGGGACAAGCCGAAGGATCTGACGGCAGGAAGTTCCTACCGCTTCTTCTTCGGCGGAACGACGGCCGGAAAACATGTGACGGAGCGATCCGCCATGCAGATCACCGCGGTCTATTCCTGTGTGCGGATCCTTTCGGAGGCGATCGCAAGTCTTCCGCTTCACCTGTACCGGTACGCGGATACCGGAAGCAAGGAAAAAGCAGTCGACCATCCGCTGTATACGATCATCCATGATGAGCCGAACCCGGAGCTTACCTCTTTTGCTTTCCGGGAAGCGCTGATGACGCACCTTCTTTTGTGGGGAAACGCCTATGCGCAGATCATAAGGAACGGGAGAGGTGAAGTTGTCGCACTCTACCCGCTGATGCCTAACCGCATGACGGTAGACAGAGATGAACATGGAAAGCTCTACTACGAGTACCAGACCTCCGATGATGAAGCCCATACGATGAAAGGGTCTCTTGTCAGGCTTCTTCCAAAGGATGTGCTGCATATTCCGGGTCTTGGCTTTGATGGCCTGGTCGGATACTCTCCGATTGCAATGGCCAAGAACTCCATCGGCATGACCATGGCCGCTGAAGAATACGGCGCGAAGTTTTTTGCAAACGGCGCGACGCCGGGCGGCATTCTGGAGCATCCCGGAGTCGTAAAAGACCCTGAGCGTGTCCGGGACAGCTGGAACTCCGCCTTTGGAGGATCAACAAACAGTAACAAAGTAGCCGTTCTAGAAGAAGGGATGCACTATACCCCAATCTCCATTTCTCCGGAGCAGGCGCAGTTCCTCGAGACAAGAAAGTTTCAGATTGATGAGATCGCAAGGATCTTCCGGATTCCTCCGCACATGATCGGAGACTTAGAGAAAAGCTCGTTTAACAACATCGAGCAGCAGTCTTTAGAGTTCGTCAAGTACACGCTTGACCCCTGGGTCTGCCGCTGGGAACAGTCCATGCGAAAGGCCCTTCTTTCTGATGAGGAAAAGAGGCGTTACTTTTTCAAGTTCAACGTGGACGGACTCCTTCGGGGTGACTACGAAAGCCGCATGAACGGCTACGCCACTGCAAGACAGAACGGCTGGATGAGCGCAAACGACATCCGGGAGCTTGAGAACCTGAACCGCATTCCTGAGGAAGACGGCGGGGATCTCTATCTGATCAACGGAAATATGACAAAACTCAAAGACGCCGGTATCTTCGCAGGGAATGCGCCGGAAGCAACAAAGGAAACAGAGAAGCAGGAGCAGTCATCTGATTTTGATGACCAGCTTTATGGAAGGAGGAAGAAACCTGTATGAACAGACAGTTCTGGAAATGGGTGAAAAATATTGAGCCGGATCCCTTCGGGTCAGACCGCACGCTCTACTTAAGCGGTGAAATCTCCGATGAAACCTGGTACGGCGATGAGGTCACACCCGAAATCTTCAAGGATGAATTAAACAGCGGCAAAGGAAACATCACGCTTTGGATCAACTCTCCCGGAGGCGATGTCTTTGCGGCTGCCCAGATCTACAACATGCTGATGGATTACCCATATGATGTTACGGTAAAGATCGATGCCCTGGCAGCATCCGCGGCTTCGGTCATTGCGATGGCCGGAACCAGGGTCTGCATGAGCCCGGTAGCCATGCTGATGATCCACAATCCAATGACGATTGCCATTGGGGACAGTGAGGAAATGCAGAAAGCTATCGACATGCTTTCTGAAGTCAAGGAGTCCATCATGAACGCCTATGAGATCAAGTCCGGGCTGTCCCGGAACAAAATCTCAAAGCTTATGGATGCGGAAACCTGGATGAACGCGAAGGAAGCAAAGAAACTGGGATTTGCGGATGACATACTCTTTGCAGGTGATGCGGAAAAGGAGCTGGATGCTGGCGATGAAGACAGCGGTCTTGAAATGCTTTTTTCAAGAAAGGCCGTCACGGATTCGCTTTTATCCAGGCTGATTCCTAAGAAACCAGAAAAGACAAAGGAAC